GCGCAAGGAAACAGCGAACCCACGGCTGGTCAAACGGCCTTGGGTGTACTTCGGTTTGGCTTGGTCCTCTGGCGGATGCGACAGCGCACCCATGGCAATGTCCTCATGAGGAAGCTCGGGCAAATCCATGTCTTCGTAGTTCACCGACCGGGACAAGCGAATACCCGCATAGCCGGGGCACTCCCCGTGCAGCTGAACCACGTTGTAGCGTTTCTCCACCATACTGGCCTGCTGTTGCTGGCTGAAATAGTGAGTCATGGTGAAGTGCGCATCAATGGGGCTACCGTCAAAACTACGTCCCCGGTCCAGCTCATAGACGAAATCTGTCTCTGGTAACGTCACGAGGAAAGCGTCCGGGTCGGGTACGTTGGGCCGCTCTTCCACGGAGAAGAACGCCCGGTCCCGACCGTCCGAGGTTACCCCCGACGCGGTAGCAAACACACGAGCAAACTGGCGCTGGTCACCGTTGAAGTAGTACCGCTGAATGGTGTTCTGTGGCTCACGCTCTGGACCCACCTGCGTCAGCGTGACCACGTAACCATCGGCGAAGAACAACCGGTACTGGTTTTTATTCCGCACCACCACCGAGTTCACCACCGACTCGTTGGCAGCTTCCACGCCCGCTGCCGTCTGCAAGCGACGGAGCAGGAAAGGCGCGATGTCGTGGGTCAGCGGAGCGGTGAACAGGTCACCAAACTGGTCCATGGTCTCCAGCGTTTCAATACCCCGGAAGCTGGTGAAGATGGGCCGGTTGCCTACATTCTGCACGGTGTACTCAATGGCGCCCACGCGATGATTGATGACCGTCTGCCTTGGTGGATTGGCGTCATCGCCGTTCGCACCAGCCAGCGCGTGCGTGGCCGACTCGGTGAACACGGCCAACACGTCGCCAGCGGCCGGCATCAGTCCCGTTATCTTGTCCCCGAAGCCATAGGTGGTCGCGAAATCCTCGCCGGCAAAATTCAGCGGGTCGCCGGGCGCCGAGGCGTACACCTCACCCCACGGGTAGCCCAGATGCAAACGGGTGAGATGCACCGCCAAGTGACGTGGCTTCTCCAACGCCTCGTCCACGCCAGTGAAGATGAAATCCAGCGTGGTACCGTCGTACCAGAACGCCGGGCCAGCCCCGCTCACACCGTAGATGGCGTTGCGGTCCTCGCTGGCATAGAAGTTGTGGGAGATGAACTGGTACCGGGAGTTGTGCGCACGTAACAGGCGCGAGCCGGGCAGGGTCAACGTCGTGGTGGACCCACTGGTCACGGCAACACGGTTACCAGCCCCACCGGGAGCCGTGCGAATCTCCGTACCCTCGGGTATGTTGGTCAGGCCGGTACCATCCAGCCGGATGCGGCCGGCGGCGTCGTCGGTGTCCCAGCCCCCGCTCTCCAGCACCAACGACTCGGCACTCAAGGTGCCCAGACTCACGGCATTGATGGGGTCCCACAGGTACAACGTGCTGCCCACGGGCACATCAACGGTCAGGCTCATCCGCACCACGTCGATGGAAAAGTTGGCAGCTGCGCCGCCCACCCTGACCCCTTGCAAGTCAAACCCAAACGCCGGGTCATTCACCATTTCCCGGGTAATCTCTTGGCCGCCATTCCACGCGAAAGCGGTGTTGGCCACAGACGGGTAGGGCGGAGGTTCCACCGGTGGCCATGCACCGCCGCAGCCCGTGGCAAAGTGATAGGTCGGTCGGCCGCCAAAGCCAGAAGCCAACTTCACTTCCAAGGTTCCCGAGGTAGCCGGGCAAACACTGAACCCCGCGATGCGCGTGTACAAGCGAATCCCGTACAGTACCTCCCCTTCCGCCAAGTCGGCATTGAAGCCGGCCACTCGCAACACGTCGGAACGGGACTGCGTGATGGTCGCTCCCGCCGTGTAATTTGGCCCGGTCGCGTTCTCAGTCAGCAGCCCAGTCAGCGCCCCAGTCCACGCCGGGGTAGGTCCGTACCCATTGGCCACCTTGGCCACCGTGGTGGGCAGGAAGCCATCCCGAACTTCGCGCACGAAATTATTCAGCGGTGGCTCAACATCGGAAGGGGCTATCTGTTGAAACCGTAGGTACCGTGGGGGTAAGGCGCCCACCCAACCTTCCTCGGAGCTGCGCCACAGGCCAGCGATGTCCGATAAGGCGGACAAGGTTTCAACCGTGGCCACCGCCATGCCAGAGGCGAACAAGTTCGCAGACACCACCATGGTGCTGGTGCCATCAATCTGATTCTGGAAGGTCTCGCCCAACGTGGCCACACTGGCAGGGTCAAGGGGGTCAAAGGCCATGAACGCAGCAATGCCCTCGGCATCGCCAGCGGCGAAACTGCCAAACTCCACCCGGATGTGGCCAACAAGGCCCTCCCACCCGCTGGAAAGTCCCTTCACCTTATGGTTCCTCGGAAACTCTCCCGTGCCGTTGGTGAAGCGAATGGTCAGGGCGCTGTGAATAGCCGCGCCGTTGTTCGCCTCAAACCCATAGGTATCCACCGGTGCGATGTGCGTTATCCCGGTGGTCCCATCAAGGGTGACGACTTCACCCACTTGGTCAGCATCGTTGTACACGAACTGCCCATGCTCCAAGGACGACGCGGTAGCCGGAGTCAGGGTCACCTCGGCGATGTCACGCACGGCGTACAGCTGGTCTTCATGGAAATGCAGACCAAGGATGGTGCCCACACCCGGAACTGGCAGCACCTTCGTGCGCAGAATTTCAGCGAAGCTATGCAGCGCCTCGATGTATTCCTCGTGCGTGGCGTAATACTTGGGGAGGCTCTTGATGCTTGGTGCCAACGAAGCGGAAAGGACAAAGCTCGCTCCCGACTGCTCGCCAGTGACCACGGCATCGTAGGTAGGGCGCAGCAAGCCAGTGCGAAAAATGATGAACAAACGCCAGTTGGCGCCAGCATCATCCCTTTGCACCAAGGTGCCAGCGTTCCCCGAGTCTACCCCCAACGTCCACACCAAATCCTCGGGCGTGGTAAACAACCCGGTCACATCCACCTTGGGCACTTCCAACACCCAACCGGTGGTGTTGGATGGCGACGTGGTGCCATCGAACCGTTCAAACCCGTCGATGCGCGTGTTCCCACGGCGGTAGCCAACCTCGTAATTCAGGCACTCACGAATACGCCCGGCCAGCACAGCAGGGCGTGCCCGAATCAGGTCAAGACCACCATCAAGGATGACGTTCTCGGTCATCAGGTCCCCGTCCCGGCCATGGAGTATTCGCGTAGCTGCTCAAGGCGTAACTTGTTCATCAGGTCACGGTACAACTTGGCAGCCCGCTGCAGCTGCGCGGCGCTCTCATCGAAGCCCGCATAGTGCACCATGGCCCGGTAGATAATCAGGTCGTGGAACTTCTCCGGCAGGCCACGCGGCACATCAGCATCCACCAGCAGCTTCTGCGGCATGGCTCGGTACTGGTACTCAAGTCGCAGCTCGTCGTGCGGGGGCGCGGAATCAAACTCAAGGCAGCCGTCACGGGTCAGCGAGTAGCGACCGGGGATGCCTTTGTTGCGGTCACTGGACCGGTCAAGGTAGCCATAGAAACGCTCGGGCGGAACGTAATAGCAAAGGTTCCGGGTGACCGGGAAGCCCTGCTTGGAATCCACCACCCAAACATAGCGAACATCGTGGGAAGCAACGAACGGTACCAGCGCCTCGTAAGGGTAGTCCACCCCGGCAGCGGAGTTGTAGCTGTCAGTGAGAACCTTGAGGTCATAGACAAGCTGGCCCTTGGCCAGATGAATCATGGTGCGCTTCACCATGAAGTCCCACTGGGTCTGGTCTTGCTGAATGTCCAGCCATGCCCGTTGTGCCCAACGAACAAGGCGAGACCGGTGTTCCGTGGTCTCGCCATAGGCAGCCGCCGGTGGTACCTCCACCGACGTGATTTTTGATACCAACTCGGTGCCGGTTTCGCTACCGAGTTGCTGCACCAACTCCAGAAATGTCATGCCGCGTCCTCATGCGGCGACAGTACGCTCGGGCGTGCTGAGGTCCACCGGTGAATTGGCGATACCACAACGCGCTTCAATGGCCCCGCGCATGCCGACGATTCCACTCACTGCAGGAACTGACAAGCGTAGCGTGGTGCAAATGGCCCGGTACTGTCGCTCGGAGAATCCGGCGAATCCGTCCGTGAGTCGGTGCAGGCGTGCAATGCGGTCAATCTCTGACTCGGGCAAACGAACCGTATCCGGGTCGTCGCCATGGTCAGCGTACATGAACCGCTGCGAAGGAATCCAAACATCCCGGTAGAAGATGCGGCCTTCGTCATCCACCGTGCGCTTGCGCTCCAGCTTCTGACCGGTCGTGTCCTTGAGGATGTTGAAAATGGGATACGGTACCGAACACTCCACGCCGAAAGGCACGTACACATGCAGCCGGCCCCATGCGAAAAACTGGGGGCGTGATGTGTTGTCGTGGCTCAAGGAGCGGTGCAAGGTAATCCGTCTACGCCTGCCCTCCCAACGTCCCGTGGGCTTCAGGTTCAAGCCAACCAAGGCACGAATCTCTGCTTGCTGACTGGGAACAACCAGAGGCTGACCGGGTTCATCCCCGGAAAGCTCACGGTATTCCCCCATCGCTGCAGTGAGCTTCTTGCGCAGAGTGTCAGCGTTCATGTTGGGGTGATATTCCAGCTTGATGTGGTCGCAGTACGCCCGCAACTCTTCAAGCTCAGCGTCGCGGAAGTCGTTCTCAGCGGCTTTGTTAAAGTCCATGGGAAACAAATTCTCCGGTGAAAAGGGTGGGGCGTAAGCCCCACCCGGGGGAGTAGTACGTCCAGAATCAGACGTACAACTGGCTCAGGTCGTCCGTGCAGGCCACTTCCAGTCGGACCACCCACTCATCGTTCAGGATGAGCTTGAGGTCCCACCACCGGCAGGACACGTACGCCCGCTGGTCGGCCGGGTCGGACTTGGAAGCGCCGGTCAGCACATTGATTTTTGTGCCGCCATAGCCCTTCTTGCCCGCGCCCTTCAGGTCCACCGTACCCAATGCGTGCTGACCGCACACAATCATCAGGTACACGTCCGCGTTCGTACCACCCGTGGACTTCACGTTCGCGCCGGCCAGCGCCGCGCCCGCATTGATGAGCGGCGTCAGCTGGGGCGTGGTGATGACACGCAGGTTTTCGATGGCACCGAACTCGTACTCGGACACGATTTTCTTCGCGCCGTACTCCGCTGTGGTGCGGAAGCCCGGCAGCATGCGAATGTCCGGGTGCATGTCGGTGTGGGTGAACGCGTAAAACGCCGCTTCGATGGGGTAGGTGTTCTCGTTCAGACCACCATGGTCCACCGTGGTGTAACGCATCGCCTTCGCAGCCAGCAGGGAACGCACCGCTTCCTGCAAGTCGCCAAGGGAGATAGGCGCCAGCACCGTGGCGCGAGACGCAACGCCGCCCGAGTAGATGACGTTCGCTCCCTGTATGAAGGCAGCCCAGCCCACCGCTTCCTTGATGTTGGCAACGAGGTCGCCAAGCACGTCGGAAGAATCGCGGATTGCGTTGTCTTCACCCAGTTCGCGCATGCGGGACGTGATTTCGTAGACCTCGACGTACTCACCGAGGGTGCCGAACACGTCTTCGTAGGCGACAGCGCGGGACGCCGGGGTCACACCTTCGGTCACCGTGGTGGTGCTGACGATGGCGTTGACCGCACGACGGAACGCGATGGTTTCCGCCTTGTTGGCAGGGATGTTCTTCTTGTCGCATGCGAGGTCCAGCACCAGCTGAGGCCGTGCACGTTCCAGAAGGTCAAGTTCGGCATAGACATTCGTACGGTTACCCGGGCCAGTCAGCGCACCGCCGTAGTTGCCTGTGCCGCCATAATGTCTTGCTAAGGTAGGCATCTGCCTATTCCTCCATTATCGACGGTTGGACTCACGTTGCAGGCGTAGCCGTCTCTCAACTTCCGCGTTCCAGATTTCCTCTTCCGACATGAATTGGCCGGGGTCCCCGTTCGGGGCGCCAAGGCCAACTTGCTGTGGTTCCAAGGAAGGGGCGGAACGAATCTGTTGCCGGCGCACCCGCGTCTGCTGCGCAACGTCAATCCCGGGCTGGGGTTGCTGCAATTCTCCCCCTTGGGAAAACTGCTGGGCAATGTAGGCATCAGCCTTGTAGCGGTCCAGAACCCAGATGCAGTGGTCGGCCCGTGGAGAGTCGGCGAACTGAGCAATCTCAGCCGGCTGCGCCTGCAGCCAATCGGCGAATTCTCGTGATGGGCGTACCGTGGCCCAGTCGGGATGTGCATCCGACAACCGGGCCAATTCCTGCGTCCGTCTCTGACTGAAAGAAGACTGCTGTACTTCCTGCAACCCCCGCGAAACCCCCTCCAGTTGCCGCTGCAAGTAGGTGAGGTTCTGGGTCTGACGTGCAAACACCGCTTCAAGGGCCTTGGCTTCGTCAGGGAACGCGTCTTGGAATTCCTTGAATTCCGCGACATCCGCTAACTTGAAAGCACTCGGCGGTGACTGACCAACTTGGGCTTTACCCGAGTTCGCGCCTTGTGCGGGTTGCTGCGCCGGTACTGCCGTCGCTGTAAGCCGCTCGCGAAGTCGGGCATTTTCCTGTTGGACTGGAGCCAGCCTGCCGTGGAGAGCTGTGTACTGTCCACGTAGGTTGGTTAATTCGGAGGCTACCTGATTGAGATGGGCCTTGGCCTCATCAGGAAGATTCTTCACCCATTCAGGTTCCGCAGCTGCTGCGGCCGTGGGTGCTTGTGGTGCTTGGGCTGGTTGAGCCGGGGGGACTGGCTGCTCTTCGCCGCTTTCCGGGGGAGCGCCGTACTCAGGCTGGCCGTCCTCGTCATCAGGGTTCTCTTCCCCCCCGTTGGCAGGGCCGTACTTGTCGTTGAACGCCTGTTCAAACATGTCCTCGTCGGACAGGAAACTTTCGTCCTCTGGTACCACGCCCTCGGCTGGGTCACGAGCGGCGGCGTTATTCGGCTGGGGCATTAGGTTCCTCGTCACCTAGAATCATGCTTCTTACTTGGCGCAATGCCTTTATCTTGCCTCGGGAAATGTCGTACTCCGAGGGGGTCTTTCCTATCCGTTCAAGAGCCATGTGAAGGCGCCCAATTTCTGAGTCTATGCGGTCCAGAAACTGGGCCACTGCCGGCGAATTGCGGTCGAGCATACTACCTTATCTCCTTGTTGTCAGCCGTAATGTGCGATTAAAACGAGTCATACCCCTTACTGGCGTTCTTGGTCCTCAACTCCTCCCGGTACTGGTCTAAGCGCAGCCGGGCGGCATCGAAGTAATCCTTGCTGGCCTGCTGGGAGTTGGTCACCTGCAGGTCAGCCAGCATCTGCTCACGCTCGCTGGAAATCTGGGCGTTCATGCTCTGGTAGGCGATGCCTTCCTTGCTGGCAATTTCCATCAGCTTGGTCTCGCGGTCAATCAACGCCAGTTGCAGCTTCAAGTCGCGGTCGTTCTGCTTGTCGCGCATCTCGGCATAACGTAGCTCCAGCGCCATCACCTCGGAGTGGTCCACGATGTCCATGGACTGGCCCTGCTGGGCTTCAATCATCATGGCCTGCGCCCGCAAATTATCCGCCTCAGCCCGCGCCGTGGCCGCCTGCGCTTGCGCGTTCTTCAGGTTGACCTCGGCTTCCTGCAGGGGGTCAGGCTGCTGGTTGGCCTTCTCGGCCGCCGCTTCCTCCGGTGACTTAACCAAGGTTTCCACCGGCACGTCCAAGAAATTCAGGTACAGCCGGTACACGTCGTTCATGTTCAGTTCCATGCGTAGCTCGGGGTCGCTGGCCGCCATCTGCATGAGCAACTGAACGTGCTGGGCTTGGGTGTCCTTGACCAGCAGATGGGAAGCGCCACGTACCTCCACCTTGAAGTCGCCCTTGGCGTCTTCGTGCGCCGGGTCGTCGGACTCCATGAACCACTGGTAGAGGGCCGTAATCAACGGGTCGGTGATGTTGTCATCCCAGTTGTGCGCGGCCTGCCGCTGCACGATGTTGGTCTGGTTCATCATGGCGATGTGCACCATGCCCGACGCGCCTGATTCCTGCCCGGCGGCCTGCCCGGTGCCCAGCATGTGCGGCAGCAGGGTGTTGTCGTCGGCGTTCTTCACCGCCTGCTGGTAAACCGGCATGGTGTTTCCCAACGTGTTGGGAACGATGAAGGCTTCCATGGCTTGAGCCATGGGCACGTCCACGTCATTCTTGTACCAGAGCTTGGGCGAACGGATGGAGTAGCTGCCATCGGCCGGCGTCATGCAGCCTTTTTCGACAGCCAACTGCGGCCCCGCTGACACCGAGGTGTTATGGAGAATGGCTGTCCACACCATGTCGATAACGTACTGGTCGTCGCGCATGATGAACGGTACGCCGAAACCGAAAACGTGGGTCTCGTCCTCTTCGTAGTTCCACACCCGGTATGGCACGCGGTCCTGCGCTTCCAGTGGAGCCATGTCGATACGCAGCACTTCATGCTCACTGAACCACACGGTGCCCATGTAGTTGTGCAGGTTGTCCAGCGCGTCTTCTTCCTCGGGAATTTCAAAGCCCATCTCGCGTAGGACCTTCGCGTCGATGATGCCGTGGTACTCCCACACCGCATAGCAGTTCTCGTACCGCGCCATGGAGTAGTTGGTGATGGCAGCACGTTGGGCCAGCACCGTCTCAATCTGCCCGAGGGTGGGTTGCTTGCTCAGCAACTTGGCAGTCTGG